CCTCCGAATAGACTTCGGACAGCACCGTTTCGATTGCCTGCAGCATCCCGGCTGTCAGACGTGCCCGACGCAATGGCGAGACGCCCGNCCACGGCACGCCCATGTCCGCGCCGACTCGAAAGTGCAGGACTTCGCTTGCCAGCAAGGTCTCNGATTTCGCGCCGCCGGTTTCAGGGATGCTAACCCGGTAAGCCGTCGGAGCGCTAAAGCGCGTTGACAGGTCCCAATCGCTGCAGGGCAAAAGCCCGTCCTCCCNGATGGCAAAGACAGCCGCGCCGCGTAGCGCCAGAGACCGCCCTGCAAGCGCTAAGTGAAACGGGGACAGCATGTCCGTGCCGTCAACGTCGGCAAGGCTGAGTCCGTTCTCCCATAGGCTTACACANCTCTGCACCGTGCCCGTGAGTTCGCCCACGCCGTCGGTCCCGCTCAGATACGCAGCCCGCGCCGCCATAATTTGCGAGGTGTATCCCGTCCCGCTGGAGCGGGTTTCAATGTCAGGTTGTTTCTTCTTGAACGGCCACATGGTCACGCCCTCCTGTAAGGACGCAGCAAGTCAGCAGCGCCGCTGTTTTCGATTGCGCGCGCGATCCATGCCGCACTGCGCGAATAGCTTTCATTGATGGCCCCGCCCATATTCACCGAATACTGCGAGACCCCTGCGCGATCGGGAACGTCGGCAAGGTATTCTGCCAGCCGCCTGTAAGCCTCCAGAATTGCCGGGGGCACGGTTCCGCCCCCAACGTCGGCAGTGATGCGATATTGCCCCTCAGCCCCCAGAGAATAGCCGTAGGGGCCGACTGGCAGGGTGAAGGCTTCCCACGCCTCGCCGTTCCACCTCTCCGATGCCGTAATGGTCGCCGGGGTGAGTGGAACCGTCCAGTCGCCGCAACCGTCCAGCGTCCAGACCACTTCGCGCGGGGTGAACCGGTGTGCGATGTAGTTTTCGATCCTCGCCCAGACCGCTTGTGAGTTGAGCGATTCAGCCGCNTCCGAAAGCCCGTCGGGGAGGCCGGGGTTATTCGCCGGGNCGGCCTCAATCTGCTTAATGAGTTCGATCATCAGGGCCTCCAGCGGTTGAGGGTGCGATGCAGGCCTGCAGCCGGATCATCGGGCAGCGCGATGCCGCCGGGGGTCCAGTTGCGGGCTTCGATTTGCGCAGAGGGGTAAGCGGCCCGCGTCACAGCCGAGACTTCCACCAGTTCCGCAGCGGTGATGCTGCGATGAACAACCTCGCCGTCGCGGGTGATGATCTCGCCGCCCTTAGCCACGCGAAAGCCCGGTGACAGGCCCCGGATAAGCCCCGCACCGTGAGCGGCGAGGAAGTCCCGCGCCCATGATGTGTGAGCCGCAACCGTCGCTTCGAATGTCAGGGCGTCGTCATCCTCCCGGACCTCCAGCGTTCCCGCCATCCGGCTTGCCAGCGGTTTTTCGAAGTCATGCCCGCTGAGAAAGTGCAGTTCATCATCGGAGTTGACGCGGGAGGCAAAGGCCCCCCGCGCGATGGTTTCGAAGTATCCCGGTGCAAGCTGCGTCCGGGCGTTGTAGGGGAAGCGGCCCGCCACGCGAACCGCCTCGCCCTCTTGGCGAACCTCAAGCCCGCCTAGCGAACCGCCCCACAACATTAACGGATGCCCGTCAGGATTTCGAGTTGCACGCCGCGCGCAACAGTCACGTCCATGGTCACGAGGCCGGTCAAACGAAGCTGGCCAGACTTTGCATCGGTGTAGGGGTCCCGGATCATATCGACCGCGCCCCACATGCCGACAAAGATAGGCGAAACGCCGTTCGTGGCAGTGGACAGCAGCGCCGTGCTTTCCAGCGGGTCACCCGCCGGGGCAGCAAGGCCGTTCGTCGTCAGCACCACGCTGCCAATCTTGGCAACCATCCGGTCCCATTCGGAAACCGTCGTGGCGGTCAGCAGGTCGTCATCCATGCTATCGAACACCTCGGGCCGCAACAGCAGGTTGATGGCGTCAAGGCTGTTCGCCGCATTCGCCGTCATGAAACGCACTGCAGCCGCGCGGAACGCTGCATAGGACGCAGCCGCATCGATGGCCGTGGAGGTGATGCCGTAGGTCGCCGCGCCGGTGATGACGCCGAGCGGTTCGCCGCTGGCACCGGAGCCACGGAAAATAGCCCGGTCCGATTCCTGCAGGATGGCAGCGGCCATGTCCCGGCGCACCGCCTGTTCCAGTCCCGCGCCCGACTGTTTCAGAGCCTTGCGCGTGATCTTCATCCCGACGCCGAGCGTGTGGTCCGGGGTAAGCGGACGATCCACCGTGGTATAGGCCTGCGGCCCCGGAACGTCGCCGGTCTCAGTGCCAGCCCAGCCGGGTTGCGCGCCGCCGGTTGCAACCGGATATTCGACTTCGCCGACGCCGATATTGATCATCCGAGCGCCCATGCGGGTCGCAGAGGACGACGCAAAAATGCGTTCGATAATCGGCATAGTCTCACGCGGGTTAGGGACGCCGCTGGCAATGGTTTCGCCAGCACGGGTTTCCAGCGCCTCCAGTGGCACCGGGACGCCCTGAAAGCCGCCCTTGCTGCGCAATTCCTGCACCATCTCGGCAGTGGCACCGTCGAGATTGCGGCCCTCGTCGAGCGCAAGCGCGACTTGGCGAACCTCAAAGCGACTGGCCATCTCGGCCCATTCCTTGCCCGAACGGGTTTCGAGTTCGGCCCCGGCTTCGCGCCGTTCCTCGTCCTCGGCGATCAGGGACGCGCGATAGCGGGTTTCATTCGTCCGATATTCCTTGTCGAGCGCTTCCATCGAACGGGTTTCGTCCTCGGTCGGGCTGGCCTTGCCTGCCAGTTCGGCGAGGCTCTGACGGATTTCCGACTGACGCCGGGTGATTTTGAGAGATTCCAACATGGTCTAAGTGTCCTGTATTTCTGGGGAGGAGAGCTGCATGTTGCGCAGCAGATTGCGCCATTGCTGGCGTTTGGCTGGCAGCGGGGCGTGCCCCACCTCCAACCGCGTCTTGCGGGCATGACAGCGCCCGCAAAGGATCTGTAAATTCGACAGCGCGAAGGCGAGTTCGGGATGCGTCCGCACCGGCTTGATGTGGTCGCATTCAAGCCCGACATGGGTTCCGCACTGGACGCACTGCCAGCCGTCACGCTCCAGCGCCTGCAGCCGCAAGGCCTTCCACCGGGGGCCGCGCGTGACGTGCCGCGAATGACGGGCATATTCCTTGCGCCTAGACAGCATCGCGCACCTGCAATTCGTAAAAGAACGACCTCGCCGCCGGGTGACAGAGAGGTGACGCGGATGATGTGCAGCACCTCGCCGCCGATGCGCAGTTGGTCGATTGTGTTCGGGGTGACAGTCAGGCCATCAGCAGCAACAAAAACCCGCCGGTCCGTCATCTCCACGAAGCCGCTAGCGATAAACTGCAGTTCGACCATGTAGGTCGCCGACAGGACGGTGACGGGATAAGGCGTAGGAGGGTCGGGATTAGGAACGAACCCTAACCCATCATTGATCATTGGCAGGGGACGCAGCAGCGTTGCCGCCTGCCCGTGCCGTGCGATCAGCCGCGATGCAATTTGCTTCATCCCCATGCGATGCGTCCTCCTTTGTGCTGAGGGCGGCCCATGATGCGCGATGCCTCGGAGACAGCGAGGACAGCAGCGCAAGCCGCGTCGATGCGGCCCATCGACCGCCCTTTGACGATTTTGGAATTGCCCGCCGGGTCGATGAAAACCGCCGCCTCGGCCATGGCATGACGTAGCAGCGCGCTCTCGGAGACCTGCAGCTTGCCGTCGAACACGTAGCGCCGGAACCGCTCCACATCCTCGGAACCGTCNTTAAAGCCCACTGCCGCGCCACGATGACGGGGGCACGGTTGCCGACCTCTGCCAGCCCGTCGCTGATTTCGGATTGCTTGAACCGGTCCGCGACAATTGCCGCGATCTGTTCGCCCTCCACATGATCGAGCACCCGGCGCAGCCATGCCGCCAGCGGGACAGTCTTTTGCCCCATCAGCGCCAGTTCGCCGCGCTTGTGCATCATCGTGTAGAGGTCGCCGACAGCATCAGCCTGCCCGCGTGCATCCAGCGTCGGCACCGTGCCGAACGCGCCCCATGCCTCCAGCCGTCCGCTATCGGGCCAGAAATACGCAGCCCCGGACATTGACGCCGAGCCGCCCGCATCGATGCCGATAACAACCTGGCCTTGCCGTGGTGGCAGCGTGTCAGTCTCGCAGTTCAGCCATTCGCCAAGGTCAATCAGCGCGTCCCGATTATCCTCGGCAACACGTTCGTTGCGGGACAGCAGCCGGAACCGCGACAGGGCAGAACCGCCGCGCGCCAGCGCAAGGGCCGCATCCTCCTGCAGGCGCGTCATACTTGGGCCGATGCCATATTTGCTGCCGGGGTTGGCGATCAGCAGGCTATCGCTATCATCGACAGGCAGGTTAGGCGTCGGGCGATGTTCCTGCCGGTAAACGCCGGGGGCTTCCCTATCCAGCCAGAGGCTAAACGGGTGCATGTCATTCGAGGCCGACGTGCTGATGATCAGGGCCTTGCCGTCACGCTTTGACAGCCCGGTAAGCAGCGCCGCCTCCAGTTCGTCACCCTGAGAGATTGGCCAGTGCCCGCGCTCGTCCAGCACTGCCAGCGTCGGGCTGGAGCCGAGCGCACTCTTGCCGTCGGCAGAGATTGCCTTGATCAGGTGCGGGCCGTTGCCGTCGTCATACTGAATTTCAAACCGGGGTTGCCGCCGGATCGTGACGCTCTCTTGCACGTCCTCGGGCAGCGTGCCGATGAAAGAGACGCAGTAGTTCCACGCGATGCGGGCCTGCTCTTGCGTGCGGGCCGCAATGATCACCTCGCGTTCGGGTGCATCCGACCACGCGCCCACCAGTTCGCCGACGCAAAGCATCGCCGAGATTGACGACTTGCCGTTGCCGCGCCCGACAGACAGGACGCCCACGTTGATGCCGTCGGCAAATGCCCCATCGATGAATTG